TCATTGTGGAATGACAGAGCGTGAAATGAAAATGATCTTTCGTGAATACCTTAAATATCATGCCCCAGACAATGAAGTCATTGAAGACACCCCTCAGGTATCCAGGGGGGAAGAGTCGTGCCCTGAGTAAACTCTTTCAGTACATTCCTAACCTGAAAGATTACACTGAGTATCGTGAACCATTTATTGGTGGTGGTTCTGTGGCACTGGAAATTGGTAAACGATATCCACACCTAGATATCTGGGTGAATGATTTGTATGGACCACTCTATAACTTCTGGCGAGTGCTTCAGGATCAAGGGCAAGAACTTTCTGATCTGTTGAGGGATTCTAAGAACGCCCATCCAGAACCAGCATCCGCAAAAACTTTATTTCTAGACGCTAAGGAGAGACTAAACGATGATTCAACATCCGACTTATTTGCTGCTGTTTGTTTTTATATTGTTAATAAGTGCTCTTTCTCTGGTCTCACTGAGTCCAGCTCATTCTCCAAGCAAGCGTCAGTTAGCAACTTCTCGATGCGAGGCATTGATAAACTCCCTGAATATTCAAGAATGATTTCTAAGTGGAAGATTACTAATCTATCCTATGAAGATCTATTCAGCGACAGCAAGTCAACCTTTGTTTATCTAGATCCTCCCTATGAGATCGGATCAAATCTTTATGGTAAGCGAGGCAATATGCATAAAGGATTCGACCACGATCTGTTTGCTAGTGATTGTGATCGCTTTATTTCACATCAACTTGTGTCATACAACTCATCGCAACTGATCAGAGATCGTTTCAAGCAGGGGTGGACAGCTGCTGAATTTGCACACACTTACACCATGAGGAGTGTGGGGAGTTATAATACAGATCAAGCGTCTCGCAAGGAACTCGTCCTTACCAACTATGAAATGTGAAGTCACTCTCTACTTATCAGGCACTGTGTTTAAAGAACAGGTAGTTGCTCGTAATTATGAAGAAGCGAGACAAACTGCTATCGCTAGAAATCCTACTGCTAAGGTGGTTGGTGTAACTGCTGTATTTAAATGAATATTTTTGTCACGGATGAATCACCTTGGAGATCTGCTGCTGTCTTACCAGACAAGCATATCGTCAAGATGCCTTTAGAGACTTGTCAGATGCTTTCTATTGTTTGCTCTGACAAATGGGGTCATGGTTATGGCACAATACCTAAAGCAGATGGTAATCCCTATGCTACAGAGAAGGGAGCATTCCGTAATCACCCATGTACTGTCTGGGCAAACGAAACTATAGCAAACACTAGATGGTTGCTATCTCATGGTTTTGCTTTGTGTCAAGAGTATACTGCCAGGTATGATAAAGTTCATACATGTTTTACTACACTTCTTGCTGCTGACAGAATCATCCCTGATGAGAGTTGGTTTGAATTTACTCCTTTTGTTCGTGCAATGCCAGAGGAGTTTAAGTTTGACGATAGTATCACCACCATAGAAGCATACAAGATGTACATCGCTTCCAAACCTTGGGTATCTAATAACTACCTACGATTGCCACACCGCAAACCTGACTGGATTTAATAATGTATCAACTGAAAGATTATTTGTACTCAATCAATCAATCCAAGAAAAGTATCCTAAATGATGACATTGATGCTGAGCGAGGGTATCCTCCTTATATTGTTAACCGGTGCTTGTCTTCTTTCACTGATACTATCTTATACGTAAATGAGATGAATAAAAATTCTCATCTCGATAAGAAGATGCAATATGACTTTTTACTAAATAGTGTGAAACCGAGGAAGCGTTTCTCTCCTTGGGCACGAAAAGATTCTATTGATTATCTTGAAGTAGTTAAAGAGTATTATGGTTATAATGACGATAAAGCACTCCAGGCTCTCCGGATTCTCACCAAGGATCAGTTAGATCATATTACCAAGGTATTGAATAAAGGTGGAAGAACATGAATGATGAAACTATAATCCAGTGGAAACAAACTGATATGGTGGAAGTGGTTCTCGGTGAACCAGATGACTTTCTCAAGGTTAGAGAAACTCTAACACGTATTGGTGTTGCTTCACGTAAAGAAAAAAAGATCTATCAGTCTTGTCATATTTTACACAAGCAAGGTAAGTATTATATCGTTCACTTCAAAGAGTTGTTTGCTCTTGATGGTAAAAATACTAACCTGTCTTTGAACGATGTGCAACGTCGTAATCGTATCATTCAATTGCTTAGTGATTGGGGATTAATTTCTGTTGTTAACATTGAAACAATTACTGATCTTGCTCCTTTGAATCAAATTAAAGTCCTGTCTTTCAGAGAGAAAGGTGAGTGGACACTTGAGTCAAAGTATAATATCGGTCGTAAAAAAACTACGGTAGAGTAAACCGCAATCTTTAATAAGGAAAACCGTTATTAAAGTTTAAACGGTTATCGTTAAATAATACTGTGAGAGGTTCGGGGTGGAGACACCCCCCTTTTACGCCAAGATGCCTTCGGGGTCTTAAAATTAACGTCGCTTATTAAAGGACATGGTAAATATCAACTGGGAAACTTATACTCCCTATTCAATCGGATTTGATGAAACATTCAGTAGACTGGAATCTATCGCGGGAGGTGGATCAAATTACCCACCTTACAATGTGGTGGACGGACATGATGGCAGAACCTTGCTGGAAGTCGCTCTTGCAGGATTTTCAGGAGGAGATATCGAAGTTACAACAGAACGAAATGTTCTAACAGTATCTGCTAATAAAGCACCACCAGATAAAGAACGTAAATATTCTCATAAGGGAATCTCATATAGAACCTTTGCTCGCAACTGGCAAATGGCAGATGATGTGGAAGTAGAAGAAGTAAAATTTGAAGACGGTCTTCTTACCGTTACGCTGGTTAAGAACCTACCAGAGAAACAGAAACGAAAAACTTGGTTCTAAATAAAAACGAAAGGCACTTGACGGTGCCTTTTTTTAATGTTAAACTTAGAAAGAATTCATAATAACTATGGCAGTATCAATCCTAACTTTGAAAACTGGCGATCGTGTTATTGCTGAACTGAAAGAAATCTTTGATGGGGAGGGCGACGACAAACGTGGAGTTTGCCTTCTCATGGAAGAACCATATGTATTGAATCTTGATGGTGGTAATCCTCAATACCTTACTGAACAGTATGGCATGGAATACCAAATCAAATTTAGTAAGTGGAATCCTTATTCTTCAGATTGGCAATACAAGATTCCTTACGATTGTATCATGACGATTAGTAATCCAGAACCTGGACTACAAGAAGCATATGAAAATAAAATCACAGAAAAACGAGAAAAGCAAAATGACGGAACAGACACAGGAAACACCACAACTGAAGACGAATCATAATGTTCGTGTTGTAAAACTAACTACTAACGAAACACTTCTTTGCCTTTTTGGTGACATTAAAGGTGATGATGACAAAGTACTTGGGTATAGACTTCTTTACCCTTACGTTTTATCCTTAGGAGATCCTAATGAAGATGGAACCTTGCCTATTCAGTATACTCGTTGGTGTCCTTTTACGCCAGTTCAAGAGTTTAAAATTCCTGGTGAGCATTTGATTGCTGTTACTTATCCAGATAATAATATTCTTAGTAATTTTATTACTGAACTTGGTAATTTTGGAATTACGGAAGATCAATTATTCTATGATGTAGAGGAATCTAATGGAGATAACAGCGAACCTGATCAAGCTGCAGAATGAGTGGATCATCGCTCAGGTAGAACCTGCTGAGGGGGACACCTTACCAGGCGACCCTGACGTGTGGATGATCGAACCCTATGTGGTAGACTGTGAAGGTCAAATAAATCAATGGGCTCCTCATGCTGCTGAACGTGAATTCAACGTTAGGTCTTCTGACCTGACTGTTGTGACCAATCCAAGCAAGGCACTCCTTGCTCGTTATATCGAATCTCTTGAATGAAGTTTTACACTAGTGTTGAGCAAGCAGGCAATCGTCTGCTTGTACGTGGTTATGAGAATGGCAATCGCTACAGCGTAAGGGTTCCGTTTAGTCCCACGATGTACTTGCCTAGTAAAAATTATTCTGAGTGGAAAACACTAGAAGGTGATTGTGTAGAACCACATAAGTTTGGTTCTATCAATGATGCTCGTGAATTTATCAAACAGTATAAAGAAGTTGATGATTTTGATATCTATGGAAACTCCCGTTTCCTGTATCAATACATTGCTGAGCAACATCCTGAAGAGGAACTGAAGTTTGATAGTAGCAAGATCCGTGTCTTTACTATTGACATCGAGACTGCTGCTGAGAATGGTTTCCCTGACATCGAGACGGCAGACCAAGAGATTCTTGCTATCAGTATCAAGGACTCCTTCAGCGGTCGTATAACGGTCTTTGGTGCCCGTCCTTTTAACAACCAGGACAGCATGGTGGACTACATGCACTTCAGGTCTGAGGAGAGCATGATGGGTGCCTTCCTTGATTTCTGGCAGGAGAACTATCCTGATGTGGTCACTGGTTGGAACTGCCAGTTGTTCGATATGCCATACATCCATAATCGTATCAATCGTATTATGGGTGAGAAATTTGTGAAACTGTTGTCGCCTTGGAAACTTGTGTCGCAACGTGAGATCTTTATCAAAGGTCGTAAGAACTTCTCTATCGATATGCTTGGCATCTCGCAACTTGATTACCTTGAGTTGTATAAGAAGTTTACTTACACCAACCAAGAATCATATCGTCTGGACCATATTGCTTTTGTTGAACTTGGATCTAAGAAACTAGATCACTCAGAGTTTGACACATTCAAAGAGTTCTATGAGGGAGACTGGCAGAAGTTTATTGAATACAACATTCATGACGTTCGTCTGGTGGATCAACTAGATGATAAGATGAAGTTAGTTGAACTCGCATACACCATGGCATATGATGCTAAGGTAAACTACGAGGATGTATTCTCGCAGGTTCGTATGTGGGACAACTACATTTACTGTGAACTTCTTAGGCGTAAGATTGCTATCCCTCCTAAGAAAGAGAGCGCAACTAAAACAGAGAAGTATGCGGGGGCATATGTTAAGGAACCGAAACCTGGATTCTATGATTGGGTGGTGTCTTTTGATCTCAACTCTCTGTATCCTCATCTCATTATGCAGTACAACATCTCGCCCGAGACACTACTCGACAAGAGACATTCGACAGTTACAGTTGATAAGATCCTTGAGAGACAGGTAGAGATTGATGGTGAGTATGCTGTCTGTGCTAATGGAGCTCAGTATCGTAAAGATAAGCACGGGTTCCTGCCACAAATGATGAAGAAGATGTATGACAGTCGTGTTATATTCAAGAAGAGAATGATCAAGGCAAAGCAACAGTATGAGAAGA